ATTAAGAGTCGTAGAACTCTTAATTTTGATCATGTCAAAAGGTGGAATCACTCATAAGGACCACCCAAAAAAACCACTTACAAAAATCCAAAAATAGGGGAACCTACAAAAAGGTGGCTTCAGGTTTTGGTTTGAAGATGATTAGCGTCAATATTATAATATATTAGATATTTCATTTTCGTATTTCAATATTTTTTTACATTTCGTCAATACTCTTGTATGTTTGCTTATTTGTTCTTTTTGTTGTTGATATAAATCTTTACGTCTTTTATCTAACAATTCTTTATTTTTATAATAATATTCAAGACTATCTTTATTTCTTTTTAATATTATAGCTTCTTCCTGTACAATTAACTGTTTTAATGTTTCATTTCTTACGTCATTATTTTCATAATTTTGTAATTTCTCTTTATAGTATTGAAGATGTAATTTTTTCTTTTTGTCTGCTCTTTTTTGAAGTTTTTCTTCCGGTGTCATATAATATTATATAAATTTATATTTCTTTAAGTCTTTTTTTATTAGATTTTTTTAGTCCCTGACCCTGAATTACAACGTTAGCACGTGCTCCTAATGTTGTTACTGTATTAGAAAACTTTCTTAAAAATGGTAAATTCTCAAATAAAAAATCAGTATCCTGTTTAACAAATTCTCTATTTGATTCATCGCCTATATCATTGGCATCTAAAATATTTATTATCATGTCTTGACAGTTTGACGATTTTGCGGAATAATTAAAAAATTTAGTATCTCCCATTCTTTTTTTGGTATTATTCATTAATTCATTAATTGTTAATCCATCAGGTATATTTGTTGTTATATCTTCGACTTCTTCTTTTGGTCTTGTTGGTGGCGATATATCCATGTTGATAACCTCATTCTTTTCTACTGATATTCTTTTTCCGCTAGCTGTTGTCATTTCCAAAAATAAATGAAACAATTGATCATAATCACTTTCTTTATATCTTTTATTAAATTCACCTAATGAAACAATATTTAATGCATTTGTTAAAAATGATGAAACTGGCACACGTTTTAGTTTATAAGATACAATAACTTCATTACCATATTTTTTTAATATATTACGAACTTTTGGGGGATAATCATCGCGACCGTAAATAATTGTTTTTACATATTTAATATTAGATGGTAAATATCCACCTTTTATTTTTGTTTTTGCATACTCATTTTTACACTTAGACGATATCATCGCATCTTTATATGATATTTTATTTTTTTCAGAAAATGCTTTAACAAACTTAAACCAATTAGTCATTAATTATATATATAATAATAGACATTTTTTTTTTATATAATTATATAAATAATTAAAAAATCTTTCCATATATAATATGTCAGCAACGTCACCACCAACTTACTACTTTCCTAATATTGGTTTTAATAGTAGTTATTATTCAAATGCAGATGAAGACGCATTAACTCAGTCTAACGCAGATGTACGTTATTTAATAAAGGTAAAACCTGATACAACAAACAATCTTCAAACATTCTCAGCCGGGATTGATACACAAAATAGTAATGTATCAGTCGGTAACGGTAGTGTCACAGCACTTGCGATGATTACTACATCGTTATTATCAACAGCAGATGCAGGAGGATTAGATATCGCTCCAACTCAATCATCAGGTAGTCTTGGCATTGGAAATTTAGAAACAAGAACAGGAAATATTAATATTGCAACTGGAAAAAATACACCATCAGCACAAGAAATTGTTTTAGGTTCTTCAAGTGCTCTTGCAACAGGACAATTTATTAGAATAAATAGACCTATAAAACTTAATTACTTAGCTAGTTATGAACTTCAATATACTTTTACTAAATTAGGTGGTTATTCTTCTAATAGTTCAGGTGAACTTTTAGCCATAAATTCAGCAACAGCTTCTACAACACTTACTAATTTTTCTAATATTCCAGCGGGAGAATATATGTTCCATTATCAAATAAGTTATAGAAATACAACAGCAACATCAACATTCTCACGTCAACATTTTGTTTTATCGACAACGTTAAATGATTTTACTAATATAATTGATGATAATGTTACATTATATTTAAGTAATACAACAGCTATAGCAATTTCATCACCTTTAACAGATTATACTCATAGATTTTGTAATTCTGGTTCAATTGTTCTTTCATCACAATCTGATGTTTATTTAAATTATAGGACAGTGTGGACAGGTACAGGTATACCTTATATAAAGGGGTTTTTAAAACTTATTAGAATAGGTTAATTATTATAATAGTATATTAAAAATATAACTAAATTAACACATATAATTAAATATACTAATATTATATATAAAACACATATAATATTTTTATTTTGTTTAAGTGAATAAAGTAAATCTCTTTCTAAATTTGTAATGCTATCAAATCCAACATTCATTAATATTAATAAGATATTTATTTATTCAATATCTTATTTAATATATTTTCATTCATGTTTACATTATTTGAGAACATATTTATAAATGTTTTAAAACCTATATTTTTATTTCGTGATTTTGAAAGAAATATAATAAATGATATACAATAAAACCCACATGAACTTGTATCAATTGATTGAACTTGTTTATCACAATAAATATATGGTTTTATTCTTTTATGTATATATTCAGGTGCAATAAATCCCATTGGATCAAAATAATAACTCTCTTTTTTATCAAAATAAAATACACACCAGTGTGTACCATTTCCTTTTGTTTTCTTCGACTGTAAATTAATTATATAAAAACCTTTTTTTAATTGTGATGGTATATCATCTTGTAAATATACACCATTTAGAGATAATTTTTTATTTTCACATATATCTAATATATCTTTAGTACTCAATGAATTCATTGTATATATATATATATTAGATAGTTTTTATTTTTTATACATTTCACCCGCTGCATAAAGTGCCCCACCCGCTGGAAAAAGTGCTCCCCCACGTTTGGGTTTTTCGGGTTTTTTTAAACCCTGCTGGGCTTTGCCCGTAACAACTGTTTTTTTAACAACTGGTTTTTTTACTTCTCCACCTGCTATAGTTTTAATGGCCCTTTCTACTAAAGCTTCGCCTACTTTTTTAACTAATGGATTTTTTGCGACTTTCTTAACTGTATTAACAAATTTACGCCCTACTTTCTTTCTTTTTAGCATGCCTACAAAATCTTTTATACCTTCACCCTCAATATCACCTTCAAAACTTACAACATTAACATCATTACCTTCATCAACATTTTGATTTAATATTTCGTTATTCATTTTTGCTAGTTGTTTTAATGACATCTGCTTTACCCCACTTCCTCTTTTTCGTACTACTTTTTTTAAATCAGGGATAATAGATTTTACACTTTTACGAACACCAGAACCACGCACATCATCTCTTAAATGCTGACTTTCATCAATTTGATATGGGTCGAGAGTAATTGTAACAGATGAACCTTTGTTTTTTGCTTTCATTAGTTTTTTATATTGTTCACTACTAACACCGATAGTATGACCAACACCAACCATTAATCGAACAGGATGACCGTTTAAAAGTTTAGAGACTTGATTTTTAGATAAAGTTTCAATTTCTATATCTGAATACATATTTATATAATATAAATTAGATTATTTTTTAAAGTAATCATTTTTTATAGTATTATAATGTTTTTTTGCATCATTTAACGAGATACATTTATATACTGCTAGTTGGTGTAAAACATCATATAATTCTTTTAAAATCTCTTTATTATCGTTTCCTGCTTCTATTTCTCCTTGTATTACTTCTAAATTTGATTTTAATTTATCTATTTTACTTTTATGATCATTATCTAAATTTTTAAAACCGCACTTAAATATAAATAAATCATATAAATCTTGTTCATTACTACTTAATTTTTTAATAAATGATTGATTAACATTTTCATTATTATGAATTTTCATTATAATTGCTACAAAATCGTCTGATACTTTAACATTTTTAACCCCTGGAATATTGAACCCGGATAAATCTTTTAATACAAATTCATTATCGTAATATAATTTATATAAATGTAATTTACAACGTCCAAATGGTATAAGTCCTTTAGGTATATCTTTTGGTAATCCAACACCCCAACCTTTAACTTGTTCACCTTTATAATCAACTCTATCTGGTGATATAGGTATTAAACCATATTCAGATTGTAAAAATTTATGTATTTCAACCGCTGTACCTTTTCCACCTGCCAATATTTTTTTAATTTCTGGATAATCATCTTTTGTATATAAATTAAAATGATCACCAAGCCAAGGAATAAACTGACCATAAATTGATATTCCTGTATTACCATATACTTTAAAAGTTTCTGGTTTACCACTTTTTGATAATAATATTTGTCTATTTGTTGCAACTTTAATATATACTTTTGTCCCACCTCCTTTTCCATAATAATTAATCAATCTTACAATATTATTTGATACACCTATTTCAAATCTATCACTAAGATATTTTGTTTCATATGTATCATCATCAAAACCAAGTTTTTCTTTTTTATATGGTTTTGATTCTTTTGTTTCTTCTTCTTTAGTTCCTTCTTCTTTAGTTCCTTCTTCTTTAGTTCCTTCTTCTTTAGTTCCTTCTTCTTTTGGTGGTTTATATTCTAAAGTTAATGGTGTAGTTTTATTAGATGATGATGTATTTATATCACCATCATCTTTTAAATTATCTTTATCAATAACTACATCATCATCTTCATCATCTACACCATCATTTGTTTTACTAATACCATGTTTACCTTGAAATAAAATATCATTTAAAAAATCAACTACCATTTTTTCAGTAACTCTAGGATTAAATTTACCGTATACTTTAATGAATTTATTTTTTATATATGGGTTAAATATTGTATTTAATTGATATACATCATTTTCAACAACATTAAAAATTCTTATAACATCGTCTATTATAACATCATCTTTAATTATTTCTTTTAGATTTTTTCGTAATTCTTTAACATTATAAAGATTTGATTCTAGTTTAATTCTTTCATCGTCAAATATAGTTTCACCCATTTGTTTTAATCTTTCTAGCCATTCCCCTTCTGTCTCGTTTTCTTGTTGAATAATACTAAATTGACCACTATTAAGTTGATTTAATTGTTCTTGATAATTTTTAACTCTTTCTCTATTTATTGCTTTTACTCTTTGTTCTTCAGCTTGATTATTTGATTTACGTTGATCATTTTCTCTTATATCTTGTTGAATTCTAGTTATTTCTGTCTCTACATCTTCAATTTCTTTTTTTTTATCTAATATTCCATCATCAATTTCTTTTATTTTATCTTTTACCTCAAAATCAATATACATACTAGCAATTTTAGCATCTTTTATTTCATTTTTTATTACATCTAACTTTTCTTGTAATTCGTCAATTTTTTCCTCATATGTATATTCATCTAACATGTTTTCACCATATTTTTTATATTTAATTTTCCTTTCTTTAATTTCTTTTTCAATATCTTTTTTCTTTTGTTCTAAGACATTAGACGCATTTATAAGATCTAAATTACCAGACGAATTATTTACATTATATAAATAATCTTTTTTCTGTTCTTCTAATCCTTCTAAATCTTTTAAATATTTATTATAATCATTAGTAAGATCTTTTATAAGATCTCGACCCAAACCAATTTTTTCATCATTAAAAACTTTCTCTATTACTGTATCATCAATTTCTTCTAATTCTGGTGCTTCACCTGGTTTAGAATATTTATATTTTTTACCACCAACTATAACTGGTTTATTAAGTTTATTTCTGTAATCATCTATTTGTTGTTGTGTCACTATTTGTTTTACTGGTGCTCTTTTTTCTACTTTTGGTCGTGCATTTAATGAAATTGTTTGTAATTTCATTTTTATAAGTTCATCATTATAATTTTGTTGTCGTATATCTTCTTCTGACATATATATTTATATTAGAAAATAATTAAAAATAATTAAAAATAATCAATAATCTAATATATATTTATGGTTTTAATAAAAAATCTATATTATTTTTCCGTTTAAATAAAAATAATATAAAAAATATCTAGTATTAATTATATATATAGTAATGACCGATGCTTATGAGTTTATGAAATCATCCAATGTACAAAAACCAAATACCCCTTATAGTTCTAAACAGTGGAACTACGTAAATGATATTAATAATGGTGTTTATTCCAATCAGGGACAAACTTTACTACAATATGATTTAACATCCATCTTCAATTCTTCTCGCTTTGTTGATGCATCAAGCATGTTCTTTTTAATTCCGATTACCCGTGTCGCTGCTTATTCTACCGGTACTACAATTATAGCTCCTGGTACGACTGGTGCACATTTTGCGTTAACTGCCATACGTAATAACAACGTTAATTTAATTCACAGTGCTGATATCTCTATTCAGGGTAAAACTATTGAACAACAGACCCCATATATTAATAAAGCTGTTGATTTCCGCATGCTTTCCGAAATGTCAAGAAATGATTTACAAGCACTAGGTGCAACACTTGGGATTTCTGAACTAGACAATCCATATTCTGTTCATTGGAATAATAATACCGCAGCTACTGCTAGTTATTCTGGTAATGGTGTTGTAAATAACGAACCATACCCTCGTAATCTTGCTGGTGTTACTCCTTATGGTTCAGAGTTTACACAGGTATTAACTAATCAATATCAAAATAATAATATAGTTAATACAAGCTTATGTAAAAGAATATCAAATGTTGCTGTTGTTGGCGGTGCTAAAAGTAATACTTATCAGAATTTATACGGTCCTACCGCGGTTGATAATTTAATGTCTTTAACACAATTACAAAATGAATTAAAAAGTACTTATCAAGTTATTAATGATTTAATTGTATGGCATGATACGGTGGTTGTACGTTTTCAAGATCTTTTTCAGTCAATGAAAGAATATCCTTTGTCTCGTCGCTTTGACGCAACAATTCGTTTATTCGTAAATACAGGAACTGTTACCGTGGATGTTACGGCTCCTGGATTAGGTACAATTGGTTTATATTCTAGTTTACAAAATAGTACTTTTACATCGACATGTCCACTAGTTGTAAATTCTCTAAGTGCTCCCGCGGCAAATGGTGGAATACCTTTAACAGTAACAAAGATTGTTGCGGGATTATATGTAAATCGTGCACCATCTGCTACTTTTGCCGGTGTTAATTTATCCGCCGCACCATCTCACCCACTCGGTAGCTCTCGTGTATATTATTCATCTATTGAATTAAAACCTCAGTATTCATTAAAATATATTGAAGAAAATAGAAATCGTAAAGTATCGTTTAGAACTCAAACCTCTAATATATACACGAATATCACGGCTGGTGGTTCTTTTTCTACACTTGTTCAATCCGGTGTAACTGCCATTAAAGGTTTAATAGTCATGCCTTTTGTTGATTCTTCTGTTACTTCTACTGGTGGTTTCGGTCCTGGTGGTTCGCCGTTTAATGATGGTCTTTCTCATCCTCTTTCTTTACTTAATTTTCAGGTTACTGTCGGTGGTATAAATCAGCTTCAAACTGCTTTATCGTACACGTTTGAAAATTTCGTTGAACAGGTTTCACTTTTTGAATCTCTTATTGGTTCTGAACTTGGACTAACAACTGGATTAATCAGCCAGCCTTTCTGGGATATTAATCGTGTTTATTTCTGCGATCTTTCTCGTTCTCAAGTATCTGATGATTTAACGCCAAGAACTATACAGCTACAGTGTCTAAATAACAACTCTGTCACCATTTCTTTACTAGTTTTTGTAATTTATGAAGATTCAATTGTTCTAGATGTTGAAACTGGTATTATTAAAAAATAAATAATTAATTAAAGGAACAACTTAAAATAATATTATGATAATTATTATAATATTATATTCATTAAAGCTTCTCTGAATTTCCTTTATTTAATGTTCCTTTTTCTAGTTCCGCTTCATCATATTCATTTTCTAAAAACACATCACGAATGATTGAAACACCACAACATGAACATTTACGACATTTTGACTTATATGCAAGACTTGCAATTTTCAACAATAAACCGCTTATAGTTGTTAATAGACAAACATAAAAAACCTCACTTAATACTACCATTATATTATATTACATATTTATTTTAATGATAAGAAGTCGGTAAAATTATGTCTATATTTCATATCATCATTATCTGTCTTCATGTCTATCATAAAAAATGATGGTGTTATTTTAGTAGAATCTATATAAGCTTTTTTTATAACTGATTTATCAATTGATGATATATTATGATTTTTAATTATTCTATCTATTGATACATTGTCATTTAATTTGAAAATCCACCAATAATGAATATTTCTAGCAATGATTTTATCTAGTGATGAATAATTATGACAGAGAAAACAACAAGTCCAACCTTTTTTACGCGAACCTATCGCATAGTCTCTAATCTTTTTCATTTTCTGATTAGGTAGATTAATAAAGTCATCAAATATAATAATCTTTTCATATTTATTATCTTCATCATCTGATATTTCATTTAATGTTGGTAATTCTTCAATATCTGTATACATTTCAACATCCATTATTGATTGAAGATAGTTATAAAGTGGTTCATCTGCCGTAGACGAAGTAAAAATAACAATTCTATAAAAAGTTTCATTTTTTCTATTTAAAAAATCTAAAATGCTATTCGTTTTTCCGCAATTTGATCCACCTAGTAGAGCAATCATTGAACGTCCTTCAATATAATGATTATTCCAATTTTTATCATGTGGTGTTTTTTTAACTTTTATTTTTTTATACCAATTAGTTAAATTGTCGTTCATATATAATAATATAGGTTTTTTTTCTAATATAATTATATAATGTCTAATACTATAATTATTAATTCTTCAAATGCCACTAGTCAAAAACATATATTTAATTATAAATTTATTAACGGGGCTTTTACATGTAATGAAAATACTAAAATATCGGTGTCATCTGTTTCAATTCCTTATTCTTGGTTTAATGTTTCGACAATTAATAATAATAATAAATTTACTTTAACTTGGGTTGTTGGAACTACTGTGACAAGTTATCCTTTTACTATCCCTGATGGTTTTTATACAGTGACAACTATTAATCAATATATTCAGCAAAAATGTTTAGATAATGGTTTTTATTTAATTAATGAATCGGGTCAGAATGTATTTTATTTTGATTTATCATATAATGAAACATATTACGGTGTTCAGTTATTACTTTTTCCAATTCCAATATCTCTACCTGTTGGATGGACACAGCCAACTATACCAGCCCAATCAGCAAACTTTGCAGGTTATCCAACAGTTTCAAGATGTCCTCAATTTATATTACCAGCTACAGGATCTATAGGATCGATTATTGGTTTTGCATCTAATACAACTTATGGTTTATTAAGTACGCCACTTAGTCAGTCAATACTTTCTACTTTAACACCTCAAGGAACGACAGTTAATAGCGTACTTATGAGATGTTCACTTATTGAAAATAATATAGCGATGCCAAGTGACATTTTAGATAGTTTTGCTATTACATCATCGTTTGGTAATAATATTGTATATGAACCATCTTTTAATAAATGGGTAAAGGTAAAAAGTGGAAAATATAATATATTCAGTTTATCATTTAATGATGAATTGGGAAATGCATTACCTATGCGTGATACAAATATTCTCGTTACATTATTATTAAAACAAGATTAAATAAAATTAATTAATTACAGGCATTCATGTCATGTATGGTTTTTGAAAAACCTATAAATATAATTTCTAATAGGATTTATATATATAATGAGTGCAGAAAATCCGCCTACATATAATTTTAACGGTATAGACTTTAACCCTGGATTTTATACAGAAGCAACCACTGGAGGAAGTGGCATTAGTCAAGGTGAAGCAGATACAAGATATTTAATTAAAGTACAACCAGATTCAACTAATTCAATTCAAACATTTGAACAAGGAATACAAACAAATAGTGGAGCAATAGAAGCATTAGGGGGGAATATATTAACAAATAGTGGAAATATTACAACAAATTCAGGTGACGTTATTTCAACTTTAGGAACAGTTCGAGGGCGGTTTTGTAATATAAGTTTATATGCTACAATACCAACTTTATATTCTAATGCTATAGATGCAAGTGCGTCATCTACAGCTTTAACATTGGGTCAAAATCAAATAGACGGACTTTTAAATATTGGTAATAATGCAAATAGAACAGCTACAATTAACATATCAACAGGTGCTACAACAACCGCTAATATTGTTAATATTGGAAACAATACAACAAATAATCAAACATTGAATTTAAATTCTAAAACTATTAATGTAGGGAATTCATCAGGTGTAAGTACAATAAATATAAGTAATATTTCTAATTCAGTTCATAATGTTAATATCGGTAATAATACAGCAAATCAACAAGGGTTAAACATAAATAGTAAATATATTCAAATTGGTTCAGAAACAGCAACATCTACAATTACTCTTAACAAACCACTTAATCCAGTTTACACATTTACACCAAATATATATGCAATAGGTGGTACTGTTATAAATAATCCAGGTGCAATAGCATGTACATCTGGAACACCAGTCACTATAGCAACAGTGGGAAATGTTCCATTTGGTGTATACCAAATTTTTTACCAAATAAAATACACTATAACAGTTGCATCAATTCCTTTTACAGAACAACGTGTCGGACTATGTAATACAATAAATGCTATTAATACACCTTATAATCAAATAGAATCATTAGAAAATCAACCAATAACAAGACCTGTCGGAGCTTATTCTATAACAGGTGGGGGGATATGGGTTAATATCGTAACACCTGCATTATCTACTGCATATTTAAATATACGTAATACTTTCACTTTAGGTACATTATCAGCAGATGCTACTTTAAGATTGGTAAGAATAGGTTAAATTATTTTTTAACCTATACGTGTGACATTCATTTTATAACGTACTCCTAATGTTTTATCAAAAATTACATTTGCTATAAAATATAAAGTAGTACTTGGCGATGTACATTTATAAATACCAGAATTACTATAAACAGTTGTTGATGGTAAAGTTACAATTGATGGAACATTATTCTTATTATTTAATCCTGTTAATAATGTAAGTGGTAGTGTAGGAGGTGGATTTAATGTCATGCCTAATTCAATACTTGAAATTATACCAGATGTACCGGCACCAGTCATTGTAAATGAGTATTCATAATTAATTAAATAAACACCTATATATGTTAAACCGATATTAAGATTAGCATTGGGAGCATTTGATATTATCATAATTAAAGACGGTCCAGAATCAACAGACTGTGTATAACCTAATTGATTAAAAGATGTTGGTACTAATACATTTGCATAATTAATTTGTATAGGGTTATTTATTGTAAGTCCATTTGAAAAAGTTTGTGAATAATTTGTTGTATCATTTATTACTTTAATTAAAAATCGCGAATCTGATTGTCCTTTTGAATAGCCCGGTGTTGCTTCTGTATTATAAAAAGCGGGGTTAAATGTCATATTAGAAAAATAAAATGTTGGGGGATCTTCCGCGCTCATGTGTATATATAAAAATAGTTAGAAAAAAAATATATATATATTAATTTAAAAAATTAATTTCTATTAAAATATATATATGAAACATTTAATCGTTCAAGGTCTTAAACGTGGAGAAGTGATAAAAACAAAAAATGGATATGTTGGATGTGGCGCACAGCGTAGATTAGATGCCGTTGAATTATCAAAAGTAGATAATATATCTAAATCTGTTGAAGGTATGGGTATAACTAAAAAAAGAAGTATAAAACCATTAAAATTTAAATAAATTAAAAAAATATTTAATGTATTATTATATAATGAATTTGTATAATAAAGCAATAAAACTTGGTGCATCAGACTTTGGAGAATCAACAAAAAAAAAAAATAAAAGATTCTATGTAATATATGATGGTAAAATAATACATTTTGGTTCAAAAAACGGTTCAACATTTTATGACCATAAAGACAAAATAAAGCGTAATAACTGGGTTGCTAGACATTCCATGATTAAAAATAAAAAAGGGGAAAGGGTAATTAATAACCCAAATTCGGCGTCATATTGGAGTCATAATTTATTATGGTAAAAATCATTTAACGCATTTTATTTTTAATTTATATAAAAGCATTTAAGAATATATTTTCTATAGTAATATAATGGAAACTATAATTAATGAATGTAGATTATGTCGTGTTTGTGGTGTTAGTTCTGATGTCAATAAATTTGTCATGAAAAAAGGAAAAATATATGGGAAACGTTGTGTAAAGTGTGTATCTAAACAAAATAATGAGAAACTAAAAAATAAAGAAAGTGGGAACTATTATTCTGAATATTATATAAAAAATAAGGAGACTTTTGCAATTAAAGATAGAGAAAGATATTTAAAAAATAAAGCAAAAAAAGCTTTAGAAAATCAAGTTTTATTTCAATTTGATAATTTACAGGAATCAAAGAATCTACACAGTGAAAGTCTGAAAATTAGTGAAACTAGTGAAAATGCTGACGATATTGAAATTATTGTTTAAATGTCTTTAAGTGGTTTAAACGCAGAATAAATATATTTAAAAATACTTAAGAAAATATTTTTATATATATGTATATATATACTAATGTCAAATATAAATATTCTAAAAAGATTTAAAACTATTAATAAACTTGAGAGTTTTTATTTAAATAAACCATCTTTTGAGACAGTCAAAGAGTTATACTTAAATAATACTATTAAATCGATAGCATCTGTTAAAAAAACATTAAACGGTATTAAAGTAAAGAAAAATGGCGAACTTTTCAAAACGTCAGTAAAGAAAGTACAAAAATTAGAGGAATTACGACCTATTAAATCATTTGTAGGACAAATTAATAAAAGTTTCAAAGATAAAAAATATTTATTAGATAAAAATCAGATGTCAGTTTTAAGAGTTAAATTATTGACTAATAAGCATTTACTACAAATTAAATATGATGGAATTGATAGATTATCTTTTAGAACATTTTCTGAAAAATATATTGATAGCTTAATGTTAATGTTAAATAATGGTTATAACGGATATGTTTCAATAGATAAAGTTTCTTATAGCGATGCTGAAGAATCGTATAATTATGATGAAATAGAAGAAATAGATATTTTTGAAATAAATGAAGAAAATGTAAATTTCATTGATAATAAAAACGGCTTATTTTTTAATTTTTTGAATACTACTAAATTAGACCTTACACGATATCAAATTATTAGGGAAGAAGACGATGCTGAATTAATAAATAGTGAACATTGTTTATTTAATTGTTTTATAAAATTAGGTTTAGAACCTGCACTAATTAACGCTGTTAAATTAGCGGTATGTGAAGCTGATAAAGTAAATATTACATATATTTCAAAAAGTAGTTTAAATAAAGTATGTAGTATTATTAAAAAACAAATTAACATTCATTCATATGAAAATAAACGAAAACATAAAAGAGTTCAAATTTACGGAAAAGAATACAAAGATATTTTAAAAATTGCTATGTATAAAAGTCATTATTTTGTTTATGAAGAAACTGAATATAATAAATATTTTATTGATAATTATGCTAAATTAAAAAATGTAGAAAATGGACCTAATATTAAAGAAATGCAAAATAATAAATATTTTAAATATGGAGTTGTTAGATGTGATAGTTTATATTTAGTAAATAAATTATATGAATTAGGATATTTTATTAAAGATTCATCAATTATTAGATCTTTAGTTGGTTCATCAACAGCTGTAAATATTCCTTTAGATATCATTGAACAAGAACAATCACTATATAAATTTAAAAATAAACCAGATGAAGAACGTGATATTTTTTATGCTGATTGTGAAAGTTGTGTAAATGGAGATACACATTCAATATTAATGGTTGGAGTAATTAAGGGATTAACAGAAGATAAAACAAAAACTTTTATATTAGATGAACGAGGTCCACAAGCTTTAGTAAATTCATTTTTCAATTATATAAAAAATAGATGTAAATTTAAAAAAGTACCTATTATTTATTTTCATAATATGAAATATGACTATATGGGATTAATTAAAAAATATATGATAATTAAAAGTGAATGTGTAAAAGATAATGCTGTTTATAGTGTCAATGGTTTTTTAAATAAATTTGAATATGAGATGAGAGATACTTATAAATTAATAAATATTAAACTATCAGAATTTCCTTCAACTTTTGGATTATCCATTAATAAAAAGGAAGCTATTGCATATAAATATTATACAAACGATAATATTAAACAGAATAAACATAGCGTAAAACAATATATTGATTCATTTGAACATGATAAAGATAAAGAACTATTTAAACAAATAATTGAAGAAGATAAAAATCTTTTTGAATACGATGTTGAATTTTTTAATGCTACTAAATATTATGAACATTATTTAAATTATGATTGTTTAGTATTAAAACAAGGTATTGAAAAATATGTATCTATTATTAATACTATTACGTCAAAAGGAAATAAAACACCACTTAATACTTATTCATCTTTAACTATTTCATCTTTAACTAATACTTATATGGGTTTAAATGGTGCATTTGAAGATGTTTATACACTTTCAGGTAATTTAAGAGAATATGTTTCAAAGGCTGTATATGGTGGACGTGTTAATGTGTGTAATGAATATAAAAAAGTAGTTATTAATGAAGTTATTAATGATTATGATGCAGTTAGCCTATATCCTAGTGCCATTAATAGAATGTGTTTAGAAATGGGGGTTCCAACTGGTTCAGCTAAAAGAATTACTGATTTTAATATTAATGAAAAATATTTTATCGGACGTTTTAAAATTACCGCTATTAACAAAAAACAACAAAACCCTTTTATCGCTATTAAGACTAAAAACGGCTTAAATTATATTAACGATTTAGTCAATAATGAACCTGTTATTGTTTCAATTGATAAAATCACATTAGAAGATTATATTAATTTTCATCATATTGAATATGAATTTATTGACGGTGTTTATTGGGATGGTGAATTTAATAAACAAATGGGAGAATTAATTAGTGAATTGTTTTCATCTCGTATTGAGTATAAAAAATTAATGAAAAAATTAAATGATACAGATGATGATTATAAAAAATATGATGTATTACAAACATTAGTAAAATTAATGTTAAATTCTGCTTATGGTAAATGTATAATTACAAAATCAGATGTTAAACGTTCTTTTATTTATAATACTGTAGAAGGTAAAGAAGAAAATGGAAATATTAATAATTACATATGTAATAATTTCAACACTATTAAGGAATTTTCAAAAATTAATAATAAACAAACCCAGATATTAAGTAGTATTATTGATGTTTCTGACAATTTAGGACATATAGGTGTTATGATTTTATCTTATAGTAAAAGAATCATGAATGAAGTAATGGGATTAGCATCAGATAATAAAATTGATATTTATTATCAAGATACAGACAGTATGCATTTAAAAAATGACGATATCGCAAAATTGGAATCATTATTTTTCAATAAATATAATAGACAAATTAGAGGGGATAGTATGGGTCAATTTCATTCTGATTTTAAAATTGAAGGTGCTAAAAGTGAAGTTGTATCTGTAAAAAGTATATTTTTAGGTAAAAAATCATATATTGATGTTTTACAAGCTAAGGATAAAAACGGAGAAACAATAACTGGTTATCATTTACGAATGAAAGGAATTAGTACACAGGCTTTACAATATGCATCAGATACACATTTTAATGGTGAATATTTTAAATTATATGAACATTTATCACAAGGTAATGAACAAGAATTTATATTAAATCCTTATAAATATTCGGTATCTTTCGAATATGTAAAAGGAGGCATTAGAAGTAGAAATTATCAAGAGTTTAAAAGAATTGTTAAGTTTTAAAAAAAATATATCTAGTTAAATATAATGGATAGTTTAACTAAAGTATTTGATTATAAAAAAAAAAAAGATGATATTGATTATATAGTTGAAGTTATAAGAGAAATGGCTTATATATTGATTGATGAAGATAAAGATTTTGATATAGTTATTAAATTAAAAGAAATTGATGTAATAAGTGATGGATGTTTAACAAGTCATGATTATATCCCCAGTGATGTTATTGTTAATAGTGTTTAAAGATTTCTTTAATAATCTATAATGTTTTTGATATTCAGTAGCCTTATCTTTATTTAATAATCTATATTGTTTTTGATATATATTATATTTTTCTTTATTATTTTCATTATATTGTTTTTGGTAATCAATACGTTTAATTCTGTCTTTTATATATAATTCTTTAATAGTTCTATTTGGGTATTGTGTATTTAATGTACTATTTAAGAATTCATAATAATGTCTTTCTCGTGCTTTAGCTTCATTTGAATTATTACAATTACATTTTTCAACTTCAATCATTTCCCAGTTTTGCCAACCGCCATTATTTCTAATTATTTGATATATTTTTAAATTATAACCTATATTATTTTTATTAATACATGCGTTTTTGTGTGATGCTTTTCTTCGTTTAAAATCCGTTGTATGTCCCACATAAACATCAGTAATATTTGAATCATTACAAACTATTTTATATATGATACTTTTTGAATAATCTATAACTTTTAATGTCATTATATAATATACTAGATATTTTTTATTTTTTAGACTTAAGACATGAGTTTAGAAACCTGAAGCCACCTTTTTGTAGGTTCCCCTATTTTTGGATTTTTGTAAGTGGTTTTTTTGGGTGGTCCTTATGAGTGATTCCACCTTTTGACATGATCAAAATTAAGAGTTCTACGACTCTTAAT